CGGAATACAGAAAGGTGCATTATTTTTGGTTCCGAGTGGAATAGATGGAGCAAGTGGTCGCCTATTCAGAGTGTCAAGTATGATGACAACTATGGTGTACCCAGCTTTTATATCATGTGAAATCGTACCAGAATTTGAAAATACTTTTGAAAAATCACTTTTGAATTACAAGCATACAGATTTTAACCTTTTGAACTCGGAGGAAGAATAATGCCACTTCAAGTAAATCAAGATAGTAGCAGGATGTCCAGACGAGAAGGAAGAAAGATTTCAAGAGAGTTAAGGGATGCTGGTAATGATTTTAACTCTCATAAAGACATATCACCAACTGAGTTAAAGAGATCTTTTGAAAATGCACAGACATCCACTGCTAAAAGTCAGTATGCTCAGGCATATATGATGAGTAAGTATGGGGAAAATGTAAAGGACTTTGCTGACTTGGCTTCCACATATGCAGAGGTGTATGGTCTTGATAAAAAGACAAACCCATATATAAAGTTTTTAGACGATGCCAAAAAGAGTGGTATTAGGTTTAGAAGGAACAGTCCGAAAACCGCAAACATATTTTTTGACATGGTTAGCAAGGATGATCCTTTGATTGACAATGCTGAATTTCTTACTGCCGTAAAGAACATCAAGATGCCGAAGGCAGACGATGACGCTTTCTATATTCAAGCCATTAGGTTCATCTTAGATAAAAATAAGATGAAGCAGTGGAGACCTGATGACCCGGAGTTAAATAAAGAAGATGTTGTTGACTATAAAAACGCTATACTGAGTGGTAGTATAAAAGACAGAAAAGAACTTACCGATATTCTGAATAATAAAATAGCAACACAAACAAACGACATTCGTTCAGAAAGAAATAGACATGGAAGTTATGATGACTTCGATGAGGATGAAGTAAGATATAACTTCTCAAGATTGTCACCAGACGAACAAAAAACATTTAGAAGACTAATAAATCAGCTTGGAATAAAACCAGTCGCATTAGGCATAAGAAATGCTTGAACTAACAATCAATAATTTCTATGACAATGACATATCAGAATTTGTAGGATTTGTTATAGAAGAACTAAAAAAAGAAGTCTTACAAAGACTATCAAGGAGAGAACTAATTCGAGTAACAGAATTTCTAAACTCCGAATATTCTCCATACTATTACTTAAAGGATTTGAAAAATCCAATAACACTGTATGCCGACGAGATATTTGAAGGCGCATTAGATAATCTGTCTTTTATAAATATAAACAATCAGAGGTATAAGATTTTTATAGATCCAAATGCTTTCATACCAAATACAGATATAAAGTATGAAGCAGTAATAGCACTTATAACAAATGGTTCATTACTATTCAATCCATATACAGTATTTTCAGATTGTATAAAAGATATAGATGAGGATGTACCATTTTTGTTTGAAGAATACATTGAGAGGAATGAATAATGTCAGTAAGATTTTATGATAAAGCTTTCCTCGACAAGATAAAGTCGTGGGTTAAAGACCCGAATATGACAATAACAAGTCCTGACGAAACAAGAAGATATTTTGAATACAAAGCAGACATAAACAACGATAAGCCAATAGAACTACCACTAATAGCAGTTAGAAGAGCAAGGTCTATTGACATAGGAAACCCCAATAAGACACCCATGAGTTACATGGGCAGAAAAATACAGGGTAAGCATATACTGAATGAGGATGGTAGCATCGAGTCTTGTAAGGTGTCTTTACTGAACGCAATACCAATAGGGATTGGGTATCAAATAGACATATACACAAGATACGCTGAAGAAGCAGATGAATACATGAGAAACTTTGTATTTAATATTGTAAACTATCCGAAATTACATATAGAAATACCCTACAATAATGCAGATAGATTACACAGTTGTACCATGTCACTAGTAAACACAGTAGATGACAACTCAGATATTGCAGAAAGATTGGTGCCAGGACAATTTACAAGATGGACACTTGGTGTGAGAATAAATGATGCTTACTTATTCTCTGTACCAATTAAGACACCATATCATATAGAAGATGGCTCCGTGGAAGTTGAGCTAACTAACAAATTGAAGGAGACACAAACAAATGCCAACAATTGACATAAAAGAAGTGGATATTTCCACGGTAAGTAGCGCAGATGTTACTACTAATGCTACATACGTTCTTGGTTATGCTATTCAAGGCCCTGTTAATGAGCCAACATTGTGCAGAACGTTAGAGGAATTCCAAGAAATATTTGGCTCTACACCTTATAGATTTGAAAATGATAGTCCTAGTGAATCTAGTAGTGATTGGGTTTACTCGTGGAAAAAGGGGCAACCGGAAAAGTCCTACATATACGCCGCTGACCTATTAAGACTCGGTTTACCTGTTCTTTTTGAACGTGTGGAAGGTTCCAATACATATGCTACATATGCACAAACTACCGGTGCTAAATTTGCTATAAAAGCACGTTATCCTGGTAGTTCTTACGGACAGGTGTACTTTGAATTAAGTGTGAACGATGTTGGGACGGGTGGCAACCAAGTGTATGTATACTCTATTAAAGTGGGTAGATTTGCAGATACAACGCTGGGTATCACAGAAATACAACCCGTTATTACCTATTTTACCTTCAATGAAGAATATAGCCAAGCAAATCCGAAATACAAATATCAGACATTTGTATCATCTATCAATGATCCTGGATTTGTAGACAATTCTGGTTTAGTACAGATCGCCTTTACAGATAATGTTTCCGATTCAGTGACTGAAACCCGTCTAACGTATACGCAACCGACAGGTAGTGTTGATTTTACACCCGCCGCAATTTATGAATATTTATCACGTAACGGACTAGACCCAATAAAAGACAGAAATGAGTATGTGATAAAGTTTATTACTGCCGGTGGTTATCCTACATTGTTCAATAATAACGGACAGCCAAATAGCACTTATGCACAAAAGTTACTAAACATTGCTGTAGGCAGAAAAGACGTCACTGCTTTAATTGATTACGACATTAATCTTGATAATGGGAAAAATCCATCAACCATTAGACAGTTAGCAGAAGACTGGCTTGATAGTTTATCTAAGGTAGATAATGAAGAACAAGGTAATTACGGTGCAATCTTTACACCTTGGGGAACATTTAACTCTCCAACTGTTGGAGAAGTAATTATGGCTCCTTCATTTGCATATTTAAGCGCATTAGCCAATTCCACACAGACATATGCTAACTGGTTTGCAGTCGCTGGTGTTGCAAGAGGTTTTGTTCCAAATCTACTTTCCACAAGTTTTAATATTTCTGATGCAGTTGGAAATGATCTTCAACCAAAAGACAGAGTTGCAATCAATCCTATCCAGCTAATTAGACCATATGGGTACAGAATTTGGGGATCAAGAACTTTAAGACAAAATGAAAAATACGGCGGTCTTATGGCAACCTCTTTCTTAAACATTAGACAGCTTGCGAATGATATCAAGAGAGCTGTTTATGTAGCAGGTAAAGAGTGCATGTTTGAGCCTGACGATGATGTATTGTGGATTAACTACAAGTCCAAAATTACACCAATTCTCGACAAGATGGCAGGTAACAGGGGTCTTTCAACATACACAATTAGAAGAGCAGCTACATCAGAGAAAGCAACTCTTAAAGCAATTATTACGGCATATTGCGTTGACCCAGTTGAGAACTTCGATATCACATTAGAACTTTCTGACGACCAGATTACAGTAACAGAGTAAGGAGTGAATAAAAATGGCATTAACACAAAACCCAAGTGCGTTTCATATGATTGACAATCCAGATATATATGAACCACATAGAAGTAATACATTCCAGCTAATTGTTACAAACCTCGGCTCCTTATTGAAACCAGGCTCAACTGGTCAAGTACCTACAGACTACATTACAGATGGTCAAGATGTTTTAAGACTTTCTGTTGTTACAGCAAATATACCTGATCCAACGATTAATGTTATGCCCGTCAGACGTGGAAATTCTGTCATGAAGGCTGCAGGTCTTCCAGCGTTTGATGATGGAAGCGTTACTCTTCGTGAGTACGAGGGTACAGATGCTGCTAATGTTTTATATGCATGGAAGCAACTCGTATACAACCAGGAGACAGACACTGTAGGTAAGATGTCCGCTTACAAGAAAGATTGCTATTTAGTTGAGTATAATGTTGATAAGACAGAAATAGTCAGACAGTATTTACTAAAAGGCTGCTGGGTATCGAGTATTTCAAGAGAAGCTTTAACGGTAGAGTCTGAAGGTCCTCGTACTATTACTGTTACAATGCCCTTCGATACTGCTAAAATGATTCTTTCTGATGAAGAATAACAATTAAATAAGTTGTATATATGTATAGGGGACAAGTGAATAGATTTGTCCCCTATTTTTGATATTTTGGGAGAAATAGTTTATGTCACAAGAATACACACTTTTTGAGGAAGGCACACTTCCAAGTTTAGGAAAACTGTATCGGGATAGAAGTATTAACCCCGAGTTTAAAATCCGCTCTATGACTACTGTTGAAGAGATGAGAAGACTTTCACACTCAGAAAGACCACTCAAGGTTATTTGCGACATTATTGACGATTGTCTTATAAATAACCCATTTAACGGGATGTCCGTCTATGATATGTGCTTAGGTGACTATCAATATGTTCTGCACAAGTTAAGAGTGGCTACATATGGTTCATCTTATAAGATGAATACCTATTGTCCTATTTGTGGGTCAAATGAAGTACAGGATATTGATCTTGACAGTTTAGAGCATATTCAATTTTCAGAAGAAATCTTCAAGCTGATGTCAATTACATTACCTGTAACAAAAGCAGAGTTAACACTAAAGTATCAGACACCGAGAATGTTTGACACCACTTCTATTAAGAAAAAAGATTTTGAGAAAGATATGCCCAACTCAACAGTGGACCAAACATTACTGTTTACAGTGTGCTCTGTTATTGACACAGTAAATTCAGATCATTTGGATTCTTTTCAACTTGAAAATTACGTAAGAAAACTTCCGATGAGAGATACCAATGCAATATTAAAAAGAGCAAATAAGATTGATAATAGTATCGGATTGAAAACCGATTTTAATTTCAAATGTGGGGTATGCGGTAATAATTACCGCAGTCCGTTTCTCATTACCCCTGAATTTTATGGACCCGAAGAAGACTGAAGATGGTAAGATTTGGGCAAGAGAAAGATTTTTAGCAATTATTAAAGAGAGAGAATACATTTCTTCAAGAATAAACACTTCTTATTATGATACTGGTAAGATAACCCCCTTTGAAAGAGAGAGGATTATAATAGCCATATCAGAAGAGAACAAGAAGTTAAAAGAAGAGATAGATAGTTTAGATAAACAGAGTAGAAAGTAACTTGTAATTAGGAGGCACTACACACATGGCAGATCTTGGTAAGAATAAGAATACACTATCAGGCGCTATTGAAGGTAGTGACCCAACAGAGATTGAAAAGTTACAGGAGAAGCAAAGAAAAGAAGCACGTGCTCGTCGCAAAAAAGAAGATATTGAGGATATAAAATCTCGGTTTAAGTTAGAGGAAGATCAGCGAAAAGCACTGCAACTCTATGAGTGGAAAGAAAGAGAACGCCAGATAAACGAAGAACATGACATGCGAATGGAGCATGCCAAGTATCAAGCGAAGTATGGCGAAACATGGACAAAACGCCTTGGCTCATCTCTGAAAATGAGTTTTCAGGACATTGGTAAGGAGTTAGAGAGATCAGCAAAGCAGGCTGTTGCGACAACTCTAAATGCAGCGGTACAGTCAGTAGATAATGCAATTGGTCTTCTTAACCAATATCAAGCGTCCATTTCCACAAGAGCACAGGGTGCGGCCACATTCCAAGATATGTATAAACTTATAAAGCAGAATGTGGGTTCAAGTCCGTGGGTAAAGCAGACACAAGTTCTTGAAAATTTGAGTAAGTTAGTCAGCGAAGGAATTACCTTTAACGTAGAGCAGAGAGCATTTCTGAATACTATCAAAGATAATATTGCAACCACATTTGACGCTGCTAACGGAACGCTGTTGCAGTTAATACGTATTCAGCAAGCAGACTCAACAGCTGCCCGTCTTGGAATGGAAGCATACTTGACTAACTTCCTTAACAGAACATTCCAAGATACGTCATATCTGAACCAAGGGTATGATGTAACATCCGCATCATTACTTGCGATGAGTGCTTCTGCAAAGTCAACAACAGAAGCAGCAGAACTTGAATTTATAGCACAGAAGTGGTTAGGATCATTGGCAGCAGTTGGTGTTAGTGATTCAACACTTCAAATGTTAGCACAAGGCATTAACGCACTTGGTAGTGGTGATGTTACAGCATTATCAAGCAATTCTGCTATGAAGTCATTGTTTGCGATGGCTACAAGTAGGGGTGGTTTAAGTCTTGGTGAATCTTTAACCGGTGGACTTACTGCTAATAACTTGAATAAGTTGATGGAAAGTATTGTTACATACGGCCAACAAATCGCAAGTTCTACAAATGCAGTAGTTAGAAATCAGTATGCACAGTTGTTCGGAATGTCTGTATCTGACCTTCGTGCATTACAGAATTTAAGTACAGGCACCATTTCTGATATAGCAAAGACTAATCTTTCCTATGGTGGAATGATGAAAGAGCTGGGGGATCAATACTCTCAAATCGGAAATCGTTTACCTATATCTCAGATGGTAAGTAACGTTCTTGATAATCTTACCACTAATATTGGTATGGGAGTTGCAAATAACCCGGCAACCTTTGCTGCATGGATGGTAAACAGTATGGTGGAAAAAGCAACCGGTGGCATTAATATTCCATCAGTAATGGGCAACTCTGTCAATGCAACAGTAAACCAACTTGCAAAAATTGCACTGGTTGCATTTCCTTTAATGTCAACAATAGGAGAGGCAATTGGCAGTCTTACAAGTGGTGAAGATATACTCGGAAGATGGGGTCTTAGAAACGGTACTATTAAAACAAGAGGCGCAACAGAAGTGTCTCTTGGACAGAGCGTTACCGGCTTGAAATCTCAAAGTACATATGTTGGTAGTTCAGATACTGATGCCATGTATCAGCAAACTCTTACCGCTGCTAATGAAAGACAGGAAGAAGTAAAGGGTGAGGAATATACAGACACAAGAGTGAGAGATGCTATTATAGAAAGTATAGATCCGAATACAAAGGCAATACTTGAGTTGCTTCAAAGAGCTGTTTCCGGTGCATCCCCGATTAAGGTAGAAGCAAGTAGAGGAATGGGGTGGAGATAATATGATGACACGATTTTATGATAGTACTATTACTACAAAATTTATAAAGTATCTCCTTTCAAAGTTTGAACTTCCCATGATTCCATTTTTTGAAGATGGAATGTTTGTTAAGAAAGACAACCTATATATTTGCAATAATTCCATTTATAAATGCAGTGGTAGTGGAGAGAAGAGTACAGATGAGTTTATAAAGGATTCTTTCTATATTCAACCATTTGTTTTGGGAGAACATTATGCTAATATAACCACCAAATTTATAGGAAAAACAAACTTCTATGACTCTGAGACCCATTACTATTTGGGGGAATTTTTAAGGTCCATAAGGGCGATAGATAGTATTGATTTAATGCCGCTGTACAACTGCTTCGGTGGTGAGTATATTGATGGTATATATTTTGAGAAGCCAACAGACACAGAAAAAACAGGCAATTCCAAACTTGAAGATTTTGGGATTACAAGAACATCTGTTGACAGTGGTTATAAAATATTATCTGTTCCAATAAAGTTCGGCAGAGAATATACAATAGCAATAGACTCTGATTGCGGTATAGAAACAATACCTGTTATCTATTCTCAGACCGGTATCATAGAAGACAGAACAATTAAACTTCTACAAGTAAACAGCGGTGCATGTCATAAATTTGACAGGTGTAGTTTTCAAGGAAGAGATGTCATGGTTAGTGCATTAACATATGTTGATAGTACATCTGGTGGTACTGGTACCGAGGCAGAGTTTTTAGGGCAGTACGAGAAGTTTTTAAGACTTCTCATAAAAGTACCATCTTCAAATAAATCTTCTGTTGTTGTATTTGAGGGTAATTGTGCTAATATTATAAATACCAATACACGAAACATAAATATTCATAAATCTCTGGTACCCGCTAGTAACAATCCCGATGATAAGAATGTGATTGAGGTTCCGCAAAATCTAGTTGGAATGATAACAACACCAAAAATGAACTTTTTTAACGACGGTAATATATATGCATTTAGCGATACCTTAATTCAATATTTATTATTGGGTGTCATATGTGGTGTTGATCCTATTAACGAAAATATTATAAGAGTTCAAGAATATATCTCTTCTAATGAGTTCAGAAAAGCAAATGGATCAGTCTATACAAAACCATACAGGCGGGGTGTATGGGATGACAACATACAAGATTTTATTCTTAACACAATTCTAAATACCAGATATTTAATAACAAAGTTAGACAAAAACGGCCTTGTGGATAGAGAAACAGAGGAAATTATAACAAGAGGTCAGGTGATATAATGCAGACTATTAACTTTATAAACAATTATATTTACTTATATCATCTTGACAAATTTGTAGTCCTTCCATCCCCACCAGAGCAAATAGCAGATACGTTAGCAACATCTTTTGCTACTACAAACATCCTTATGAGAACAGCACCTATATTTTCTTATAGCTATTCAGGTCCTCGTTCTGTATCTATTAACTTGTCCTTACGAAGGGACATGTTCGAGGAAATAAACTTCGGTGTAAGTGACTTGAATGTTGAGATAGGTGATGATTATGTCGATACTATTATAAAGTGTTTGCAAGCGTCCGCCCTCCCTAGATATGCAGTGGCGAGTAAGATGGTAGACCCACCGATGGTTGCTGTAAGGTTTGGAAACGATTTGTTCATTAAGGGTGTTGTTACAAATGGCGTTACAGTTACATATGGTCTTCCGATGCTTGACAATGGTAAATATGCAAGTGTAGAAATTCAATTTACCGTTTCAGAGGTCGATCCATATGATGCAGAAACTGTTGTAAACACAGGTTCATTTAGAGGTCTATCAAGAACTCTGGAAAGATCGTTGTATAAATCCTGAGGTATGTAATGGATAATTTAGTAGATAAGTCATATAGAAGTTATGAGTATATATCGAGATATGCAAGTTTTCCATACTACTATGATACAAATGACAGTAAGTATATATATGGTACTACTGCATATTTAAAAGATGATATATCATATGTTATACATAAATCAAAGCAGAATGATACATTTGATAGTATCGCATTAAAGTATTATAATAATCCAACACTGTACTGGGTTATATGTGATTTTAACAAGATACAAGACCCATTTATAAACATAGAGATAGGGACAGAGATAAAGGTTCCTACGTTGAGTAATATTAGTTTTTCAATTTGATTAGATAGAGAGGTAGCAATATGGCAATTAGCTTATTTAGTTCAGGTGTTCATGTAGAAACACCGTTTATAATTGCTACCATAGGTGACTATTCCTTCGGCGTGTTTGACAGAAAATCAAGGAATATTGTTGATGAATCAGGGTATTCACGAAAAGTAACAACATTATATCCTAACTTCACCGAAAGTCTGACCGCCACCAAATTAAACGGAGAGGTAAATAGTTACACTCTGGTTTTAAGATATGCAGTAAAACCAGGTGACGACCCAAACTTAATAGATAGAATATTAGGAACAGTTTCCCAAACAAGAAAGATTGTATTGAGTTATGGTGACTATTCTTCACCCACTTTCATTTATAAAGAGGAAACAGCAACAATCACAGAAGTTACGCAGGACTTTGATTTTAGGAGCAGTTGTATTACATATAACATAAATTGCGTTAGTGATTCAGTTGCTCTTACTGCTGGTACATACTTTTTTGGTAAGCGTGTAGCAAAACCGAGTGAGGTAATTGAAGAAATCTTGTATGATACAAGGTATGGTTTACTGGATGTTTACTATGGGATGAGAGACCATGCACTTGTGAAGCAGAAGGGTTTGATTGCGTCTGATGATAAACAAGTAACCATTGAAGCACAGTCCAATATAAATATTCTTGACTATCTGAAATATCTTATATCTTGCATGACAAGCCAATCATCTATCAGTGATTCTGAGTTAGTACAGGGAAATAAGTATATTATGACTATGTATGATGATTATACTGGTGTGTTTGGTGGTCCATATTTCAAGATACAGAGAGTGGCTAGAAATATACAGGAAACAAATTCTGTGGATATTTATACTGTGGATGTCGGGTTTCCATTAAATAGCAATGTGGTTTCATTTACGATAGATAACAACCAAACATATTCAATACTGTATAATTATAGTCAAAAGATTGGGCAGTCGGAGTATAATTATAGAATAAATGACAAAGGTCAGATGGATATTATTTATTCACCGACTCTGAGCAGGACATCTGAGTTTTATAGAACAACAGAGACAGATAAGACTTGGTGGACGAAAATGACACAGTACCCAATTACAGCCAAGCTAACAATAAAAGGCTTATTAAAACCAGCCATATTGATGACCTATCTAAAAGTAAATGTATTCTTTTATGGTCGCAAGCATGTGTCATCTGGTACATATATCATAACGAGTCAGGTTGATACTGTTGGAGTGGGTGGTTACAGGACACAACTATCACTTACAAGAATTGCAGGTGATGAAGGGTGATACTTAAAGCAATAGTAGTCGGTAAATCTCAAAGACCAAATGAAGAAAATAAATATATTGTAAGAATACCCATTATACACGGTGTAGAGGGGTCTCCCCAATGTACACCAGACGATCTTTTGCCATCGGCTTCAGTTTGTGGTATACCTGGATTTACGAATACTGTGCAAAAGGGAGATATCGTATTTGTAGTCTTTGAGAATGATGAATACAACAGCCCAGTAATAATGGGGCAGTTAATTACAAATACAAATGCTTATGATGTAAATAGTGATAACATTACTAACACCCGTGCAAATGCTGTATTGCAAACGCTAAGTTTTTATGATAACTTGTCAGACGAATACACATCTGCACAGCTGCCGAAAAACACGACAATTGGTGATGTGCAAGCATCACAAATATCTTTTCTATTGGGGCTACGAGATAACATACAAGACCAAATAGATAGATTGAATGAACAGATATCTAGTATTTCAGCCACTATTGACCGAATAAATGGAGAGGTGATATGATATGATAAAATCAATAGCATTTCCAAACATGTTTATGAAGGCTAAGACAAACATTTTTGAGGACCACGAGGCGACGGCGAGTAATTTGAAGTTAATGATTTTATCTGAGAAAACATCACTGTTTGGAGACCCATATTTTGGAACAACATTAAAAAAATACTTATTTGAACAAAATGATGTGGTTTTGAGGGACTTGGTAATTGATAGTATTTATACAGCAATACTGCAATTCATGCCACAAGTTCTTTTAGAAAGAAAGAACATAAAAGTGACATCAGATAGAACAAACGTATATATAAATATAAAGGCAACAAATTTGATTGATTATCAGACAAATATGTACGACATTACACTTACAGGGAGTGAAATTATATGAGAAACACAAAATTTATGAACGAAGCATACACTAACCCTGCTAGTGGTATTTCATACACAAATAAAGATTTTAATAGCATCTACAGTGAAGAACTGGATATGGTGAAGGAACTTACTCCAAAATGGGACCCGACCATATCCAACGAATCCGACCCCGGTGTTGTTCTCTTAAAAGAAAACGCTATTATTGCAGACAAAGAGAACTATCAGATTGATAAGAATGTTCTTGAAACATTCCCTATTTCCGTTTCACAATATGGCAATGCAAGACAGTTGTACGATGCTCTCGGATATGAGATGAAGTGGTACAGGTCTGCGACTACTAAAATTAGTTATTCTTACAAGAAAGACCTCGGAGAAAATATAACAATTCCTGTTAAGAAATTCACAATGGTAACAGACAGCACTGGGGAATATGTATACACTCTGATTGATCCTGAAGAAGAAATTAGAGAAAAAGGCAAAGTATATATAGCAAATGCTATCGAAGGTGTTATTGTTAATTTTGAGATCAACGGGTATAATATAGTAACATTGAATGCACTGGATGCAGATTTCAGATTGTATTTCAATGATTCTATGGTTGCTGAAAATGGAATATTTATTTATAATTATGATGCAAGTGATCCAGATACGTCTGTTGCAAACGGTGAGGAATGGGTAAAAGTACATAACCTTGAATCCCACGATTCCGGTCAAAAGATATTCAGTTTTGGTGTTATTCCAAATTCTAATACTTGCTTTGTGCAGTTTCCACAAGATATTGCAGAGTTAATTGGAAATGGTCTTATTATTAAGTACATTCAGTCCCATGGAGAGGCTGGTAATATACCATCCAACACCATTGATTCGTTTAGAGAAGAACTGAAAGATTCAGCAGATGTAATTGTTAACAGTGAAGATATTACTGTATACAATCCATATTCTACATTTGATGGATCTGACCCGGAGAGTTTAAGAAGCGCATACAAAAATTATAAGAAGACAATTGGTTCGTTTGATACCCTTGTTACCTGTAGGGATTATGAAAATGCCATCTATAACATTGTAGACAGTTCAAATAATCCGGTTGCTTCTAATGCAGTGGTTTCAGACAGAACCAACGATATAAACAATTCACACAAAGTTATCACTCTTACATTAGAGGGTAACGATAAAGAACTAGTAGTGGACCAAACAGACAGCAAGCCTAATATGACTGCGTTTGATTTAGGTCTTTATATTCTTGCTCCTATGAGTAATGTGATTGATGCAAAGAGATATGCAAAATCCTTTACAGTAAATGACAATTATCCGGAGATAGAACAAGTAATCAATCCAATAGAACCAGATGAATATTCCTATTTAAGTCTGTGTCAGCATGATTTTATTGACACCACACCAGAAACACCAAAACCATTTATTATAAAGAACTTCTATGACTTGAAAGGCAAATTACTTACCTATGCAAAGGTTACAAAGGAAGATGCAAAGGACATAAAGAGTAAAGTCGAAAATGCCCTTTATAAAAACTTTAATGCAAGAGAAGTTAATTTTGGTGAACCAATAGAATATGATTATCTTATAGAAGTTATAAAAGGTGCAGACCCAAGAATTAAGTCAGTCATTCTTGATGAACCTTCTTATGAAGCATACATCATGTTTAGCAATGAAAAAGAGGGTACAGCCGATTCTGCTAATACAATAATTCTTTCAGACACAGCACAGCTCAGTTCAGAGAGAAACGCTATTCTTGCAACACTGATAGCAAATGGTAATTGCCAACTTTATAATTTTACAGAGGACTTTGATTTTAAGTTTGGTCAAGAAATACAATCTATTCACAAAGATATAGAAACAATTAAAACTCTTGCAAGTATAACTCTTAGTAGCGCAGGTCACGAAGTTCAGCCAAACGAGCACATTATGCTTACAAGTCCAAGTTATGTACCTACAAAAACGTACACATATCACGTTGAATATAAGAATAACGGAAGTGCTATTTCTAAGGGTACCGTATCAACAATAGATAGGGAAATAAACTTAAAGTGGCAAAGCAGCGGAAGAACTGTTGAAGAAACATTGCCGATAGGAAGCGTGATCAAATCCTCTATAGATATAGAGGGGAACATGAGTTCATATGCTATTCTAGGTCAGGCAGATACCATAGAGTTGATGGAACTAAACCAGATTACTTTTAACGGCAGTTCCACGGTAAAAGTAAACAACCTGAATTGTTACTGGCTATTGAATAATTCCACGAACACTTTATTTGAAAAAGATGAAACAACATCAAATGATACTAAAACATATTCATATGTGTTAGATCAAGACGAGTATTTCTTGTATACAGATGCAGATAAAAACGGCTTAGTTATTCTCGGTAGTGGCACGAAGATTGAGATACAAACCCGCGGCAACTTAACATATGATATTTCTTGCCCTGTAATTTCACTTGATGTTGATAATGTAACAGAGGAATTAGAAGACATAGACTGGTATAATTTTATTGCACCCATTACCTCTCTGAACTTGATAGAACAGGACTTCATAATTGCAAGCGAGGGTGCAGTGGTGAAGTTTAATGATAATAGAGAAGAAGACCCAGCAGAATCACTGTCTATAGATAATAAATATAAACCCCTTGAAAATGGGCAGAAAATCATTATAGGCACCACACCTTATGCTTCAACAAGTACAGTCCAGTACAGTATAAGATCAAGACTCGACCTGAACTCTTCGACAGTAGCACCACAATTGCTTAAGGCCGGTCAGTCTGTAACAGTCAGCGTACATAGCACACCCGCAGCACAGCCGGCGACGATTGGATCCGGTAATTTCATTCTATTTAACACCCCGGTAATAAGATCCGGTGGTGAAAGTGTAGATATGACTGCACTTGATTCTGCCGGTAAGGTGACATACCCAGCTTCCATGGTATCTTTCCAATGGAATGATAGTATCTCGTTAGAAGATAAAAATTTAATAGATGAGTATATTGTGGATGACCCCGGAACTCCACCAAGTGGGACGCTTCCAAGTGACTACCAAGGAGATACAGATACACATACTTTTTCATTCAGCACAACAGATGACGCTGTTATTCCTATAATTGTGGGTGGAACAGATTTAATGGTCGAATCCATAAGTGTAACAAATGGTAGCAGTACACAAACCGTTCCGAGAGTTACAGAAGGAGGGGTTACTGGTGTTAAAAAGGGTACATACTTCTTAGCATCCCACACAGATGATAATGATTATATAACCATTAAAATAACCTACAATCAAGGTGCAACCAGTGACAACTGCTCTGTCCATATTGGAAAATTAAAATTCTACAACGGGTATGAAATAGAAGGTGGACAAAGCGCTGAGACAACCATAGGGGGATGGGCGCAAATAAACCCGAAAGCAGTCTACGATAAATCTTACAGAGTAGATGAAGATGTAGCCATAACAGACCCATTTAGTGCAGATTCTTTCTGGGACACCAATAACCCATATAACAGATTCACAATAGCACAGATGAGAAACTGTGATATTTCCGTAATAAAATCAAGTATAATCTAACGAGGTGCATGATGGGAGTTTTTAGACTACAAAATAATGTTCCTCAAGTGTATGTAGATAAATCAAGAGATTTTCAAATGATGTGTAGAGTGTTAGATACTTTGCATGGTAGCGTTATGTATGACATTACTACCATGCAAAACCTAACCAACCCAATGAAAATCAATGATTCTATGTTGAGATTGTATGCTACAAAGGTTGGTTTCTTTACAAACGTTAGTATAGACAGCGAGGTGCTGAGATACATTGTTTCAGCATTTCCTTACATTGTAAAGAACAAAGGAAACATAAGAGGCATAAAAAGAGCGGTAGCAACTATTTTAAGAGCAGAAAAAGTTCCTAACTCTATGAACGATTATAGTGTTGTGATAGACAATACAGAACATAGAATAGACATTTATACCTTCGTTGTATTGAAGAACAGGGTAGCTCTTGAAGAAGTTCTAAAATATGTAATTCCAACGGGGTACGATGTCCATATTAGTTCAGCAGTAGAAGCACCAGGCATTGGTACCACATATAAGTATAACACAGGTAGTGATACTGTTAAGCATGGAGCGTATGGTCCCGAAACATCTGGGTTGAGAAAGAACGCTGATATAAACACTGCAGACGTTGCTCCAGAAATTTCTGGATTGAACATGAGAAATACATACGATACCAATATTATAGTGCCACAAGCATATATAACATCGAATACACAAACAACAACTGAGGAGGAAGACAATAATGGATAATAGTACAACAAGAATTGAATATCAAGGCCATGTCACCATCAAGGTTGTTAGTGGTAATAAGATTTTGAAAAATGTAAAATGTCACAATGAAGGGACTTCCTGGTTTTCAAGACTTATTGCATCTTCTGTGTTGGGAAATAATGAGGGTGTTAATATGCCTAAGTACTTGGATGCGGGAACCGTTGGGGAAAATCAAGGTTTTACATCTTGCTTGTCGTCAAGAGTGCAACTAACAGGTAAGCAGTTAAAGAAAGACACCAACAGTACCGCTTGGATAGCATCCTTTACAGCAGTATTACCTCGTAAATCAATTAACACAGGTGAAGGATCCATAACGATAAACCAACTTCAAGTTCATTCTGTTAATACAGGTGATGATAAATTACTGGCAACGGTTAATCTAGGTACAGGCAAGGATATAAAGGTATCCGCAAGTTCTATGAGTTCCATAATTATAGTGTGGGAAATGAAATTTATAACATCCGCAGATGAAACACCAGCACAAACCACGAATACTTCACAAGAGTCTAATGAAACAGAAACACAGGGTGAGGGGGAATAATAAATGGAATATATAGCAAGTAATGATATTTATATGTTTCCAGTAGCAAATAGGGGAGAAAGTTTTCCTCTTTCAAGACTGACTACTGAACAAAATATTGTAAATATATTAAAATCCATGTCTGATAAAGACGGATTTGTGATTTCCCCATCTGGTACTATAACAAAAAATTCAAGTGATCCGTTTGAGTTTGTAATAGGTGGGTATTATGTAAATACTACCAATGTCAAATTACCTGCGGCAACAAATAGTGGGTACACATTATGTGCAAAAATAAAATTGAAGAAATATGGAAGTAACATTTATGATCATAATCAAGAATTGATAACTCAGGAATCGTCAAATAATTCGGAAGGAAGAATTGACTTTAATCAGGGTGGAAATGATTCAAATTTCACCGCATTGTCTTTCACATGGGAAAGTACACCACCTTCACCATCCGAGACCGAAACCGTGTTTGAGTGTATCGTACCTATATTATATTATGATGGAACAAACTACATCATAAAAGAAGAGTACAGATATAAAATAGATAGAAATAGTATAGACAATCAGTGGATAGATTTGACCCAACAATCTTAAAATATTAAGTAGCAATAAAAGCAGACGATATTACTCGTCTGCTTTTCTTTTTTTTGTTAGAAATAGTTGACAAAACGGAATATTTGTGATATACTATACTCAAAACAAAAAGTATAGGAGAAATATCAAATGAAATATCAAAAGTTGAAGACAATTAAATGCCCAAAATGTGATACAGAGTATCTTCCAGCTGAAATTTTTTATCCCAAGCACTTTTTTGGGAGAGTCAGCGATATTACAAAAGACTATTCTGGAAAAATCATTTCTTTTAATGGGGAATCCCTAAACCTGTCAGAAACCTATATTTGTGATAAGTGTGGTACGGCTATGAAAGTTTTTGCAAGAATCAGTTTCGATTCAGTTATTGATAATGCAAGAGACTTCAATAATGATTATGTTACAAAATCTGAAAAGAAGTTGGAACTGTTTGAAGGATGATTAAAATAAAAGAGGGAAAGCCGGTAAAAATGCCCGGTCTTACTTCTTTGCAGGTTGAGTTTCCTTTCAATAGAGATCTTGTTAATATAATAAAGGGTAGCGAGGTGTTTTATTTTAATGATAAAACAAAGGTATGGGAAGTACCGACAACCTCACTTGCCTATCTAATTGATGAATTTTGCAGATACGATGATATTGAATTAACAAACTATCAAGAAGAAACCATTGTATATTCAAAGGACAGTTTAACTTTAAGTGGAATAAAGTCAAAACCATATGCCCATCAGATAGAGGGTGCAGAGTATGGCATAAATCACAAGAAGTTCCTTCTGTTAGATGTTCCAGGTCTTGGTAAAACGCTGACTATTATATTGATGGCTAATCACCTATACAGACGGAAAAAGATAGACCACTGTCTTATAATTTGCGGTGTTAATACACTTAAATTTAACTGGAAGAATGAGATTGAAACACACTCTAATTTAACTGCAACTATTCTTGGTCAAAAAGTCTCAAGGACAGGTCGGATTTCAATCGGTTCTATTAAAGATAGAGTTGAGCATCTAAACAGAAAAATAGATGAGTTTTTTGTAATAACAAACATTGAAACTATAAGATCTAATGAAATTGTAAACGCAATAAGAAAGAATAAGAAAAACCATTTTTCCATGATTGTTCTGGATGAAGCACATGCAGTAAAAAATGCGGGTGCTACACAGTCAGACAACTTCCTAAAATTGAAAGACGTTGAATATGCTGTTTGCGCAACAGGAACAATGCTGTTAAATAATGTTACCGACTGTCATCTTCCATTGAAGTTTATAGGTCAAGATAATTCAAGTGCATCTACATTTGAGCATTACTACTGTGTGTTCGATGATAAGTTTGGTAACAAATTTATGGGATATAGAAACATTGACATACTTAAGGAGCAGTTGAGTAGGTGTTCAATAAGAAGAACAAAAGACCTTCTCAATCTTCCTGAAAAGAATGTCATTGTGGAGTATGTGGATTTGAATGATAAGCAAAAATCATTCTATACAAACATATTAAATGGCATTGTAGATGAAGTAGATAAGGTGCATATAAGTACAAAGTCACTTCTTGCTATGTTTGCGAGATTAAGGCAAGCAACAGAACTACCGTCTATATTGACATCGGAGGAAATAAGATCTTCAAAAATAGATAGAGCAGAGGATTTAGTAAGGCAGATTGTTTCAAACGGTGAGCAAGTAGTTGTGTTTTCTACTTTTAAGGAACCTATTTATGCTCTTGCAAAGAAGATTAGTGATTTGAAAATCTCAATAAATACTGGAGATCAAAAAGATGAAGAAATAAATGCTAACATGAACTCTTTCCAGAACAAGGGACAACAGGTGTTTTTGGGAACTTGGCAAAAGTGTGGTACAGGCATTACTTTGAACTCTGCTTCAAACATGATATTCTTATCAACACCATACACGGCAGGTGCATTTGATCAAGCAAGTGATAGGGTACACAGAATTGGCACTAAAACTCCGGTATTCATTTATAATTTGGTCTGTAAGGAAACCATAGATGAGAAAGTTTTGGAAATTATAACAGATAAGAAATATATAGCAGACTTTGTTATTGACGATGAAATATCAGAGATGGCAGTAGAAAGTCTAAAGAAATATATACAAGATTTTAGATTGGAGATATGATTGGGATAGGCGTGTTAAATGATAATTTAAAATTGTATGAGCAGGTTGCCGACCGAATAGAAGGTTGGAGAAAGATAAACAAGAATGATTTATTTAATTTATATATTAAGCATGAGGATAACAAATATCTGTCAGAGGCATACTTTAGTGCAATAGTGGCAAGATACTGGAGACTTATAGATAAATACTATTACACCAGTAAGTTTGGCATTGATGTGGAAGATTGCTATACATGGTTAATAGATAGTGTCACATATGTATTAGAACATCGAGCGTGGACTGTAAGCGGATCGAAACTTTACGGAGATCCAAATGGCCCAGATAAGGCACTTAATACTAAAATGAGGTGTGCAAGGCTTACACACTACCAGCTTCTTAACAAAGATAAGAGAAGTTCAAATTTAGGGGCGATAAGCATTGAAGAATTAACAGACGAGTCTGGTGATTTGGCTGTTGAGTTTGTTGGTGCAACATCTGACCCGGAATTTTCTGCGACTGAAACCGTTACAGAGAAGATGGTAGTGAACTGTGTGAACGCATATGATTACTTTACGGCTGTTTTAGTAGATATGATTATGTATCAGGATGTGTTTGAGTACAGGGATGATAAAGCAGACCTGTTTACAAGCATCAACAAAAGAAAGGTTCATAAGTTAATTAAAGAATTTGATGATGATTTCTATAAATCATTTTCAGAGCGATACCGTGTTTCTGATAAAAGAATAAAGGATATGATGGAGTATTTTTCTTCATTAAAACAGGAGAGGATTTATGAATTGATTGATTACAGTCTATCCAAGTTACGGAATTCAAAAATGAAAAAGATGATAACGAGGTAAGTATGTTACTTGATTTGTTGAGTACGAGTAATAATATTTGTTTTAATTCTAAAATTGCAAACCTTGTAGGGTTAAAACCAGCCATATATATTTCAGAAGTTTTGAATATTTATGATAAGGCAACAAGAAAAAATGTTCTTACTGATAATAAATATTGTACATTAGATAGGGACTATATTGAGAGAAGGACTACCCTTACAAAAGATGACCAACTTGAATCCGAAGACATTCTTTCAAAGTTAAATATTTTAGAAAAAAGAAAAGACGGGTCTGTTTATCTGAGCGTAAATACAATCGTGTCTTTGATGTCTGCTAAGGATGAACTTGTTCTTACAGCAGTTGAGAAGAAGTCAAAGGCACCTAGGAAGACAAAAAGACAGTCAGAATTTGACGCTATGAAGTCATATATTGTTTGTGACAACCCGGAATTGAGGGCAGCATACTATGATTGGATTGATGCTGTAGGTGCTAACCCGAAGGGGTTCCTTTCAAAAAGATCTATTGAGATATTCCAAAAGAATATTGATGATTTTGCAAATCATAATCTCGACACTGCATTAAAACTTATTGAGATTGCTATTGTTGGCGGATTCAGGGATGCTTCATGGGCTATTGAATCTTACAGAAGGCAGTTCGGTGTTAGTTACAGATTGCCTGAGGCATCCACCGTTATAACAAGTAAAGAACAATTAAGTGGGGTAGTTTTTTAATGATTTTATCAGATTCATGTTGGATGAAGGATAGGTGCGTAAAAGCACAGAATAAGAATATAGAAGCACCTTGTTTATCGTCAGATGTTTTCTGTATAAAATTATTCAAACTAAACAATTTATTTGACCTGTCTGGTCTATCAAACAAGCAAAGAAAGCATATAGGGCTTCAGCTGGATGCCGATATGTCAGATTCAGATGCTTTCAAGAGATTGTCAGAAATACAGTCTTATATAGAGAAGTATGTGGAAGATGGTAACAATTTGTTCATATATTCAAATCACACTGGTAATGGTAAGACATCATGGGCTATAAGGCTAATTCAGGAGTATTTTGCATCCATTTGGCATAAAACTGATTTGAAGTGTAGGGCGATGTTTGTAAATGTGCCAAGACTGCTATTATCTATAAAGGACAGTTATGGGAATAAAAATGATTATTTCGAGTGGTTCCGTGACAATGTATATGATGCAGACCTTGTTGTTTGGGATGAAATAGGAACAAGAGAATTATCACCACATGACCATGAACAGCTATTAAGTTTTATAAATGCGAGAATTGACATGGGTAAGTCTAACATATACACATCTAATGTTATTCCAAGTGTTTTGAGAGAGGTAATAGGTGAGAGACTTTATAGTAGGGTGATTAATTTTAGTGAGTGCATCAGATTGAATGGTGCAGATAAAAGGGGTATTGGTCAGTGATTCAATTACAGGTATTAAACAAAATTCTAAAAAGCAAGGATGCTTCTTTTATCACAGAGAATAACCTTTCCGAGGATTATTTTTCAGACTATAAGGAAGAATTCTTATTCATAAAGAACCATATATCCTCTTATGGAAAAGTCCCTGATATTGAAACATTCCTTATTAAGTTCAAAACTTTTGATATAATTGATGTTAGTGAGGACAATTCATATCTTTTAAGTGAACTGATAAAGGATAGAAATACAAGATTCCTTGTAAACACTTTTAATAGCATCAGAAATGCACTGCAAAACAATCAAATTGATAAGGCACTGGATATTTACAAAAGTTCTGTAGAGAATCAAGTCACAGATGTTGGTATTAAGTCAGTAGATATTATCTCTGACACTTCAAGATATGATTCCTATGTGGAGCGGTCAAGAGATTTTTCAAAGTTTTATGTAAAGACTGGATTTGCAGAACTCGATAACATTATAGGTGGTTGGGACAGAACAGAGGAACTTGCAACAATAGTTGCTCGTACCAATTCTGGTAAAAGTTTTGTGCTGTTTAAGTGTGCAGTCGCCGCTGCCGAACAAGGTCTTAATGTGGGCATCTATGAAGGTGAAATGAGCGCAAACAAAGTTGGATATAGAATTGATACCTTAATCTCCCATATTTCAAATAGTGGCATCACACACGGAAATATAGAACTTCAAAACTCCTATAAGAAGTTCCTTGACAACATTAAATCAACTGTAAAAGGGCCAATTAGAGTATTGACCCCAACCATGATTAGTGGTCCTGCTGGGGTAAGTTCTTTGAGATCATTTATAGAGAAGGATCATCTTGACATATTGTTTGTTGACCAGCACTCTTTGCTAGAAGATGATAGGCATGCAAAAAATCCTGTTGAGAGGGCTTCAAATATTTCAAAGGACTTGAAGAATCTTCAAGTTATGAAGAAGATACCAATTATTTCTGTGTCACAACAAAACAGAACTTCAACAGAAAACGGTGTAAGTACAGAGCATATTGCACAGGCTGATAGAATTGGACAAGATAGTACTGTTGTTTTGTTTTTTGAGCAGAAAGATGGGGTTTTGACAATGAGCTTGGTAAAGTCAAGAGATAGTCAAAATGGAGTGAAAATAAAGTATGCTGTGGACTTTGACAAGGGTGTATTCACATATATTCCAAATGAAGAAATTCCACAAGATGCCGAAAAAGTTGAGGATATTAGATCAGAGTTTGAAGATCCGAACTACGGTGGAGAGGATGCCTTTTAATGGACTTAATTATAAAAAATAAGATATTTAAGTCAGATATTGAGGATGTACTACATAAATTAAAATACACGCTTCATGACGGCAGATTCAAGGATATTTATAGAAAGGGTGACAATGTTATTTGCACCTGTCCCTTTCATAAGGGTGGGATGGAGAATAAGCCCGCTATGAATATCTACTGTAATAAGAGCGGGTCTGTTGAGTACGGATATGCGCACTGTTTTAGCTGTGGATATTCTGGAAGATTAGCAAAGTTTATTGGGGATGTTTTTAATGCTGGTGCAGATTATGGGGAAGATTGGCTGTTAGAAAATTTTTCCTATGATATAGTATTTGATGATGGCATAGTTCTGGATGAAATTATCCTTCCAAAACAATCAAATTGCATTGAAAGCAAATCAAATAAAAAATGCGATTCCGAAACAGAAGTGTTTTTAGAAAAATGCAACATCAAGCATCCATATATGTATCAGCGTGGATTGACAGATAAAATTATAGAAAAGTTTCATATTGGGTATAATGCAGAGAGAGATACTATAACATTTCCTGTCTGGGATGAGTTTGGATCCATTGTTATGGTAACAGAGAGATCTACAAAGGATAAAAGGTTCTATATACCCCCAAATGTTGAAAAACCGGTCTACTTGTTGAACTATATACTGAAAGAAAAGATACAGAGGGTGTTTGTGTGTGAATCACAGTTAAACACACTGAATTGTTGGAAGTATGGATTTCCTGCAATTGGTTTATTCGGGACTGGTTCGCAGTACCAATATGATATACTGAGAAAAAGTGGCATAAGAAACTATGTTCTTATGTTTGACGGAGATGCGGCAGGTAG